CCACTTATAGCATATTCTATTGCAGCTTGTAACTTATGCCAAAACGTCAGTCGAACAGTCGTTAGTACAGACTGTGAAGAAATAGCAGAAATTGCTAGAGCATATGGAGCAGAGGTGCCGTTTATGAGACCTAAAGAGTTCGCTGGAGATTTATCTCCTGATAAGGAATTTTTAAATCATTTTTTTGATAATATTGACGTAGAAGAAATTGCTTTGATGAGACCAACTACTCCTTTGAGGTCATTGTCTGTTATGGAGGATGCTATCAAAATCTACTTTGAAAATAAAAATGAATTATCTTCCTTGAGAACAGTTAATGAAACAAGCAGCACTCCTTATAAGTTGTTTAAAATTAAAAATAATTATTGCGAGGGATTTTTTGATGATTATGATGGCATTGAAAAATATAATAATTTACCAAGACAATTTTTTCCGCAAACTTATGAAGCTAATGGTCACATAGATATATTGAAACAAGAATGCGTAAGAGCAGATCATACCTTTGGCAACAAAATATATGCATATATTTGTGATGAAATTATTGATATTGATTTACAAGTACACTTTGATATGTTAAAATATGCCATAGAAGAAGATAATATTCTTTTGAAACACTTAAATAAATGGAGGAACAAGTGAAAACTTTTGTAATTGCTGAGATCGGGATTAATCATAATGGAGATTTAAAATTGGTTAAGAAATTAATCAATGGCGCTGCCCGGGCAGGGTGTGATGCGGTTAAATTTCAAAAACGAACAATTGATTTGGTATATTCTGCAGAAGATTTAGATCGCCCTCGAGAAAGTCCATGGGGCACAACCAATAGACAACAAAAACAAGGCTTAGAATTTGCAAGAAAAGAATATGATGTAATTGATGCACATTGCAAAAAGAAAGGTATTGAGTGGTTTGCTTCGGCGTGGGATGTAGAAAGTCAATTATTTTTGAGACAATATAATTTAAAATATAATAAGGTTGCTTCGGCAATGCTTACTGATCGTCAAATATTAGAGATGATAGCAGAAGAAGGAAAGCACACTTTTATATCCACTGGAATGAGTACTATGGAACAAATTGAAAAGGCTGTGAAAATTTTTGAAGCTGCTGGATGTTCATATGAACTTATGCACTGCAATAGTACTTATCCAATGCAAGTTGAGGATGCCAATCTAAGAGTTATGAAAACTCTAAAAGACACATTTAAATGCGATGTTGGATACAGTGGTCATGAATCTGGAGTTATAGTTAGCTGTGCAGCTGCTGCTTTGGGAGCCACTTCAGTTGAAAGACACATTACTTTGGATCGTGCTATGTACGGCTCCGATCAATCAGCCTCTTTGGAGCTTGGAGGTTTAAGCAAGCTTGTTAAATATATCAGAGATATTGAGAAGTCTTTGGGAAGCAGTGAAAAAGTTGTATATGATAGCGAGAAAGCTATAGCTTTAAAGCTTAGGAAAGTGGACACTTTATAATGAGCTGTCTAAATGGCAAAGTTGCTTTAGTCACTGGAGCAACTGGCGGCATTGGAAAAGAAATAGCAATTTTGTTGCATCGGGCTGGTTGCAGATTAGTGTTAACCGGTCGCGACGAAGAAAAACTAAAGAGCGTAGCACAGGAAACCGACTCATACTGTTTGGCAGGAGACCTGACTTCAGATTCCTTTTTGGAAAATTTAATGGAACAATCTGTACGTGAAGTAGGAAATGCAGATATACTCATCAATTGTGCAGGAGTCTTTAAAATAAAATCAATATTAGAATCTAGTATTGGCGATTATGATCAGAGTTTTGCACTAAATGTCAGAGCCCCGTTTATCCTCTCTCAACATTTTGCCAGAAACATGAAAGAGCAAAAGTGGGGTCGTATAATTAATATTGCCTCTTCATCTGCTTACAATGGTTCTGGAGAGACAGGTATATATTGTTCTACAAAACATGCGCTTTTGGGATTGACTCGTTCTTTGTTTCAAGAACTAAAAGAATATAATGTTCGCGCATTTTGTTTTTCTCCTGGTTCAACGCAAACAGAAATGGCTAGACATGACAAGAGACAAGACTTTAGTACTTTCTTAGATCCGGAAGAAGTAGCTAGATTTATAGTTCACACGATATCTTTCGATTCAGGAATGATTGCAGAAGAAGTTCGAATGAACAGGATGGTAATAAGATAATGGTATTGAACGTAAGACATACTGGAATTGTGGTTAGCAATATGGAAGAGTCTCTAAAGTTTTATAGAGACTTATTGGGTTTTGAAGTGAAGAAGGATATGATTGAATCTGGAGAATATATTAATAATTTTTCAGACTTAAAAGATGTAGTCGTCAGAACTGTAAAAATGTCATTGGAAAATGGTGATATGGTTGAGTTATTACATTACGATTCTCATCCTGAAGAACCAGACATGACAAGAAAGATTACACAAATTGGCTGCTCACATATAGCCTTAACAGTTGAAAATTTAGACGAGACTTATGAACTTCTAAAACAGAACGATGTAAGTTTTAATAGTCCACCACAACATTCTCCTGATGGTTTTGCAAAAGTAACATTTTGCAAAGATCCAGATGGCTCCTTAGTTGAGATAGTAGAAGAATTATGATTGATAATATATTCTCATTAGAAGATAAAGTTGCTATTGTAACTGGAGCTAGTGGCGGAAATGGCGCCGCAATAGCAAACGGGTTTAGAGATTACGGAGCTGTTGTATTTAATTTAGATATTAAACCTGGCGAGAATAATGATAATTTTATAGAATGCGATATAACAAATAAAGAAAGTTTAGAAAAAATAATTGAATATATTGTCAGTAAGTATGGTACAATTGATATATTAGTTAACAATGCTGGAGTGACTTATGGCGGGTACTCTGATGAAGTTTGGGAAAAAACTTACAATGTTGACTTGAAAGCGCCATATATTTTAAGTAAAATGGTTGCAGAGGAAATGAAGAAAAAATCAAATGGTTCCATTATCAATATAACAAGTTTGAATTCTGAGCTTGCTTTTCCAGATAACCCTGCTTATATCACTATGAAAGGCGGCCTAAAACAACTTACAAAATCTTTAGCTTATGATCTAGGAAAACACAATATAAGAGTTAATAATGTCGGGCCTGGTTATATGAAAACAAATATGACAAAAAAAAGCTGGTCAGACCCAAAAACTTATGAAGAAAGAAAAAATAAAACTGTTCTACAAAGATGGGGAAAGCCATCAGATTTAATTGGAATTACTGTATTCTTGGCGTCTGATGCTTCCAGTTATATAACAGGGCAAGACATTTACGTAGACGGCGGATGGCTAATAAAAGGATTATAAAATGACAAAATACACTGAAATAATATACCCACAGGATGAGAACAACACATATCCAAAACAATTTTGCGATTACATATATAATCGTTTTTTTAAGGATGGAGGAGACTCTTTAAAGATATTAGACATTGGATGTAACAAAGGTACAAATCTAAAATACTTTGCTGAAAACGGTTTGGAATGTTACGGAGTGGATTTACGTGTCGAAGGAGTGGATTTTGATTTTAGAGAATGCAATTTGGAAAACGAAGACATTCCTTATCCTGATAATTCTTTTGACTTTGTATACAGCAAATCAGTATTGGAGCATGTTTTTAATACAGAGAACTTTTTAAAAAATGCATTAAGAGTGCTTAAGCCAGGAGGCTTGTTCGTAGCCTTGACACCAGATTGGAAAAGCCAACATGAATATTTTTGGGATGATTACACTCATGTTAAACCTTTTACAAGAAAATCTCTCAGAGACGCCATGTTAATTAATGATTTTGAAGATGCTGATTGCGAGTTGTTTTATCAGCTTCCTTTTGTGTGGAACAAACCATGGTTAGAGATAGTACCAAAAGTAGTTTCTTTGTTGCCTGATTTTTTGAAATGGAAAGATCGAGATCAGAGAAATACGAAGGATAGGAAGCTAATTCGATTCTCAAAAGAAAAAATGTTATTGGCTTATGGGAGAAAGAAATGTCAGGATTGAATAAAACTCCAGAAATGAAGTTTGTTGAAAAGGGGTGGGGATATGAAAGGTGGATTGTAAACAAGCCTGAATATTGTGGAAAGCTCTTATTTTTTAACAAAGGAAAAAGATGTTCATGGCATTTTCACGAATTAAAAGATGAGGTTTTTTATTTACAATCTGGTAAACTTCTTGTCAAATATTCAGATCAGGATGACATAGAAAAAGCTGAAGAATTAGTTCTCAATGCAGGTGAAAATTTTTACATATATACAGGACTAAGACATCAAATGATTGCGTTGGAAGATTCAGAACTATTTGAGTTCTCTACAGAACATTTTGATAGCGATAGCCATAGACTTCAAAAGGGAGATTAAAATTGTCTAATAAATCTGATACAATGGTCATATATGTTGACATAGACGAAACAATATGCAACACACCTGAAGAATCTAGAGATTATAATAAGGCTGTCCCAATGATGGAAAGGATCAACAAAATAAACAATTTATATGACGAAGGGCATACAATAGTTTATTGGACTGCTCGTGGAAGTTTAACAGGAATAGATTGGCGAGAATTGACAGAAAAACAATTAAAAGAATGGGGCGCTAAACATCACGATCTTAAGCTAGGTAAACCTTATTATGATCTTTTCATTGATGACAAAAATATAAATTCTAATAACTATTTCAATGGGTTTATAGCATGAATAACGTTCTTGTTACAGGCGGCACCGGAATGGTTGGCAAAGCAATTAAAAAGATTTTGCCAGAAGCTACGTATATTTCTTCCAAAGATTGCGATTTAAAATCTCAAGCTGAGTGTGAATCTTTGTTTAGGTTTTATAATCCAGAATATGTTATTCATGGGGCTGCCCGCGTCGGCGGGGTAAAAGTTAATATGAATAATTTAGGATCTTTTTATCACGACAACATAATGATAAATACTAATGTTTTGGAGATGGCTAGAAAGTTTAATGTTAAAAAGGCGTTATCACTCCTGAGTACATGTATATATCCAGCTGAAGCTACTTATCCTTTGACTGAAGAGCAAATTCATTCTGGACCTCCGCATTTCTCAAATTATGGGTATGCATATGCTAAAAGAATGTTAGACATTCAAACTAAAACATATCGACAACAGTATGATTGCAATTTTATCACAGCCACTCCTAATAATATGTTTGGCGAGAATGATAATTTTGATTTAGAAAACTCTCATGTCATCCCAGCGATTATTAGAAAAATATATGAAGGAAAGCAGAATAGCGAAAATGTCGTTCTATGGGGCAATGGAGAACCATTAAGAGAGTTTACTTATGTCGGTGACGCAGCAAAAATAATTCTGTTTTTGTTAGAAAATTATGATGATGCTTCAACAATTAATATTGGAAATACAGGAGAATATTCTATCAAATATGTAGCAGAAACTATAGCAGAAATGATTGGTTACGAAAATGAAATAATTTGGGATACAACAAAACCTATGGGACAATACAGAAAACCATCTGATAATTCAAAATTGTTGTCTTTAGGATGGGAAAAAGAAAAATATACAGAATTTGAAGAATCTTTACAAAAGACTTGTGATTGGTTTGTAGCTAATTACCCAAACATTAGAGGAAAAAAGGAGAAATAATATGAAATTATCTAATCAAGCAATGGGAGCCTTAATGATGGCATTACAAAAATCGCTTATGGAACAAAGTGATATAGTTGAAATGTTGAGGGAGTTCGATTTGTCTGTGGATGCTGAAGGAGTTTTAGTTATAAAAAACCCACCAGTGCTTCGTTTTGCCGAAAAGGAAGAAGAAGAAAAAGAAAAAATTATGCCCAGAGAAGAAGACTTTTAATAATGCCTAAATATCTTTATAAGTGTGAATCTTGCGAAGAGATGTTTATGGCTCGCCATTTAATGAGAGAAGTTATAGATGTGTGTGAAAAATGTGGGGAAAAAGATTGTTTAAGAAAACTGCCCCTATTTCCTGTAAACTTGAAGAAGTTGAAAAAGGAAAAAAAAGTTGGTGAAGTTGTAAAAACTCACATTGAAGAAACTAAAGAGGAAGTTAAAAAAGAAAAAGAAAAGTTGAGGTTAAAAGAATATAAACCATGATTTATTTTTTTCTAACATTGTCTGTAGTAATTAATCTATTATTGCTATGGTATATTAAAGGTATATTAACAAAATTACTTTTTATTTCTGAAAATAGCGATGATTTATTAAATATTCTTGATAATTTTTCAAACCACCTTAATGCAATATATGAACTAGAAACGTTTTATGGCGAACCAGTTTTAGAGCATTTAGTTCAACACTCTCGACAAGTCGTAGAGGAAATTAAAAATTATGGTGAAATGTACATTTTAACTGATGAAGAAACAGAATATTTGGTTGAGGAGGGTGAAGATGAAAAAGAAGAAGGGTAAATCAAAAAAATATTATTTTACAAAAGTGCATGAAGAGGCAATAATTCGTTATGCCCAATCTAGTAACTTAAGCGAAAGAACGGAATTATATATAGTTTTTATACAGCCCGCGTTTAACGAAATGGTGGACAAGATTGTTTATACATATAAATTTTCTACTCTTCCCAATATAGATCTCTTACGAGAAGAATGCAAAATATGGTTAACAACAATTTTGGACAAATATGATTCCTCCAAAGGATCAAAAGCCTTTTCATATTTCAGCGTTATAACAAAAAATTGGTTTATTCACAAAGTTAAGAAGAACCAACAAAAAAACAAAAGAGAAATTCAATTTGATGATTTGTCGAAGAGTTTAGAACATGTCTATGTCACTACTGAAGAAAAATATATCCGCGACAGAGAAGAAAAAGAATTCTGGCTTCATCTTTTACAACGAATTGATTTTTGGAGTCAAGAAAATCTTAGAGCTAATGAAAGAAAAGTATTAGAAGCAATAAAAATACTTTTGGAAAACTCTAATGATATTGAAATTTTTAACAAAAAGGCAATTTATCTCTATTTGAGAGAGTTAACTGGCTTAAACACTAAACAAGTTGTTAACAATTTGAACAAAATGAGGGTTCGTTATCACAAGTTTAAGTTGGAATGGAATAAAGGAAAAATATAAAATAATTCTATTTATTACATATAAAGGAGATAAATTATGTCTGAAGAAGAAAACGTTCAGCAACCTATAGAAGATGACTTTGCAGATGATTTTGATTTTGTAGAGCATTATAGTGAGTCAGCTGAAGTAAAACACGAAGAGCAGTTGCCAGAAAATACTGCAGCCTCTTCTTTGAATTGCGCTTTTGTAGGAGTTGGAGGAGGTGGCGGAAAAATGGCAAAAGCCTTTTTAGATCTAGGTTACAACAAAACCATTTTAGTAAATACCACTGAAAAGGATCAGCCAGCCGGCGTTGATTCTAAACATTTGGTTCTTATACCAAATGCAGATGGTGTTGCAAAAGATGTTTCTTATGGAAAAACTGTTTTTGAAAATAATGGTGCTGTTGTTGAAGATGCCCTGAGAACAAAACTTGGAAAAGTAGATTGGCTGTTTGTTCTAGCAGGTGGAGGTGGAGGAACGGGCAGTGCATGTGCGTCTCTTCACAAAATATTTGAGAGGTATTTGGCTTCTGTGCAGGCCGGAGGAAAAGTTGTTTATATAGTATCTTGGCCTTCGTCACAAGAATTGTTAAATCCAACAATAGCAAAGAATGCATTATCTCTAATAAATGATGTCGGATCTTATCCTCATATCGTAGTTGATAATGAAAGGCAAATAGAATTACTTCGTGGCAAAGTTGGAATGTTAAACATGTTTCCAGTTGCGAACAAGACTTTTTCTAAATTGTTTAATCAAATTTTAAAATTGTCCTCAGAGAATTCCCCAATTCAAACTTTTGATTCAAAAGATCTTGAAAGAACTTTAAAACAAGATGGGAGAATTTTTCTTGGTTCTACGATTATTAGAGATCCAAAGGATCCAAATCTTGGAGCACAAATTTTTCAAAATTGTCTTCAAAGATCTCCATGCGCTCCGCCAAAGGGGAAGCCTAAAACTGGAACGATGCTATTGGTATTGACTGAAGAACTTGCTTCTGATCCTGAAATTAGCAAGCATTTAGACGCTGCAATGTCTTATGTCGGAGGCAGAACAGACACTTTATTTACAGGTGTCTATGTTAAGAAAAATGTTCCAGGATTGGTAACAATCTTGACAATGACAGGGATACAACAAGATGAAGGACATTGATAAATATTTACAAGAATCTATTGATAATATTCGAAAGGATCGCGATATTACAAATAGTCTTCTGAAAGATGTGATGATGTACCTCTCCGGAGATGAAACAAGGCATGAAAAAGTAGGTCAAGTCGCAGCCAAATATGTTGAAACATTACAGCGCTCTAATGAACAATTAGTTAAGCTTGTTGCCCTCTTAAACAAGAGACGAACAAATTCAGATGAGTTAACAGACCAAGATAAAAATGAAATATTTGATTTGATAAAGGAAAATTCCTAATGGTGATGGAAGATCGGTTAGGTCATGGCTCGAATGGGTTTGAGCCCCGGCTATTTGGCAGGCACATTTTTGCAGAGCAAACGTTGCCTTTTAAATACATTAGAGACTCGGCAATCAAATATAACAGAACGCGAATCTTGGATGGAGTCGGTCCATATCTAGCAGAAGTTGTAAGAGTCTTTGAGCCATATGATCTCGGAGACCCGGACTCTACAAAAGTTCCTATAGATTATTGGCAGAGCTTCGCAGGTCAAACAGAAGGAAAAATAGTCATTGTAAGGGCACGCATTCCAGAAATAGATACTTTCGGAGTTCCTGCGAATCTTGCTACAGACGACGCTTCCTTCGCCGCGCTACCCTCTATAGATAGGCATCGTATTGAACGCTATCCAAAGTGCGTTGCACAATATAAAGATATGGAAGTGCCATCTCCTGGTCAAGCAGTTTGGGTAGACTTTAGAGATCCGAAAAACAGATCAGGGAGAATGTATTTAGGATTGGTTAGTAGTGAACAATTGACATCAGTTTCAGGAGAGGTCAGCACAAGAGACGCTTTCAACTCCCCCACCCCGGACGTTGGTTTGCTTAAATCCGGCGCTCTCAAGCTCGCAGGTTTGTCTTCTGACGACCTTGTAAAAGGGGGCACAAAAATTACAGAGATGTTTAGAAAGACCTCAAAAGGTATATGGATAAAAACTTCTCTTGCTCATAATCGTTGGGCAAGACTTAAAAAAGAGTTAGAAGAACGCTTAAACAGAGAGATGCCAGGACAAGAATGGAAAGTCCCCTCTAAAGGTCATGCCTCGAGGAGAGAACTATCGAAAGCAGCGGCAACAAATAATCCACTTCGCGCAGCCGGAAGCCTTCATGGTGTAGGCTTGGCTAGTGATTTTAGAATTATTTCAAAGAATTATCCGGATGGCTATGGAAATGTTCAGAATCAAAATAAAAAGTTAATAAAAAATGCAAAATATTTGAAAACTGTAAATGATTTTATAAATGAACAATCAGATATATGGTGGGGAGGATATATACGGAAAGGAGAATTAAAATCAGAAATTTCATATTTGGATAAAAAAAAGAATAGATCACGCCAACTCCATTCCGGAGAGCTTCATCATTTTGAAATTTACAAAGATTATTATTCTGTATATTTTGACGCATGGAAAGAAGCGCTACAAGAAGTCGGCTTCAGCAGAATTCCAAATAACTCAAAGGAAAGACAAGATTTTTATAGACGAGTTATACAACGCTTTGGAAGCGTATCCGTTTAGGGCAACATAAGAGGATAATATATAAATGCCTAAAGAAAAAAAAGTTGCAGATTATTCTTGCCTTAGTGGAGAAAAGGTCAAAAAATTAAAAGATCTGACTCGAGAAGAGCGGATTAAAATATTAGACGGTAAAGGTCAAGGGAAAAAATTAGAATGCGCACCGACGTATGAAAAAGGAGGGTGCGAGGAAGTCCTCAGAAGTAAAAGTGGAAACGCTTTTATAGTTCTAGGAAGAGATAGACCAAATGGCATATGGAGTGGTTATGGAGGCACAAAAGATCATCCAGCGGCATCTGCTGTAAGAATTACAGCTGGAATGGGCGGACGCTCTCCTAAAGAAGAAACATTGCTTGATAATGGGAAAAGGATAAAAAATCCTTTAGATCCAAACAATCAACAAGATGCCGCAACAATTTACTTGAGCCAAAAAACAGATATTGATCATAAACAACATGGTTTTAATTTAGCTTCAGGTACAATTGGCCATATTACTGGCCGCTCTGCTGTTGCTATGAAAGCAGACTCTGTAAGACTTATAAGTAGAGATGGCGGCATAAAATTAATTGCTGGTGGCTCTTCAAAGAATTCGCAAGGGGGAGACATAGTAAGTTATCCTGATATAAATTTTATTGCTGGTAATGATGATTCTGGTCGACTTTTACAGCCACTAGTTAAAGGTGAAAATATGAAAGCAGCCATTAAGAAAATTTACAAGTTTATGGATCAAATTCTTGAAACAGTTAATAGTATTTTATTAGAGCAAGATGCACTAAACAAAGTCTTGATGACTCATGTACATAGTGTGCCACCAATTCAGATACCAACAATGAAGCTTACCGGCTTCGTCGATGGAGGGAATGCAGGCGGGCCTTTTAGAGCATTTATAACGGATGGAAACACAATCCCACCGTCGCCACTACAGGTAGGAAACACTACAGGCCTCCCCGGGTTTACCGGCGACAGCCCTGGCGTCTTGTCTCAGGCTGGCATATGCACTGCTAATCATGGCAGCATTAGTGTCGATAAAATTGTGAAAATGAAAGCGAACATGGTCTCGGCTAAACACAATGCCACTCTCCCAACATCGCCTAATTATATAATGAGTAAGAATGTTTTCACAACCTAATTATGAGAGGTGCAATATATGCCAGCTGCGTTAATAGATGATCTTGTAATTGAACAACTGATCGGTTCCGGACGATCAGCCCCGGATACTTATGAGATTGTTGTATCGGTTCGGACTAGTCCAAGTGGACAAACAGCTGGAACTGGACAAATATGGTCAGTAGGATCATGGAATTACAACGTTGAGGAGGCTATTGAGGGAGCAGGAGGGCTGTATAGCGGAGATATTTTGGCTGAAAATGCAGAGGCAGAAATGCTTAAGCCGGTAAAAAACGTCGCCGGGAAGTTCTCATCTGCGCCCTACGCCACTAATCGCGGTATTTGGATGATTCTTCTACAATTAGGAGTCAACACCACTAAATTATTGCCTAAAGTATCCACCTTCGAAGAAAACAACACCGGGGTTGACTCCGGCATCAAAGCGGAAGGTGAGATAGCAAAAAAGGACTTTGTTAGCTTTATTCAAAGCAAAGGCGGAGAAGTAACAACCAGCTCCATGTGGATGACTCCGCGCCCCGCAGACACAGATCCGTTTAGATATGTTATTAGTCTTAAAATTTCTAAACAAGACTTAGATGATTTAAATCGCTCCTTCAAGCCGGCAATAGAACTTATTAATCCAGAAACACCATATGATTATAACACTAGAGCACTTCCTAAATTTCGTCAAACTTTTAACAACACTGTAGAATTTACAGACTTAATTCATAAAACAGCTGCAGGTTTAAAAAAATATCATTCAAAATTACAGGATTCATATTTCAAATATAGTAAGCCTCCTCCTGGATCTGACCAGGTTTTTTACAGTAGTGAAGAAGTAGATCAATGGCCAGAATTATCTCTTAAACAAGAGGCACAATTTTTGGGCGAGGCCGGCGACAAAATTGTAGAATTTTTACGGGCTAGTAATCACCCATCCGACGCGCCCTTTGAAATTGGTTTCCAAGAGTATTTGGCACGAGATGAAGACGGGGAATTAACTAGTAATGTACGGGATGATGTGAAACAAGGGTTCGCTCCTGGAATTGTATATGTTGGCCGTCCGGACCGGCGAACCGGTCCCGTAGGACAAGATGAAGAAATGGCGTTAGATGAAGTTTCACAAGGAGGAATTATTAGCTATACTCCTTATGCTGCAAAAGTAAACCCTGTGGAAAATGTTGGAGTAAAGATTGATTATGGGTTAAATAAAAGTCTTGGTTATGTAATGGCGGTTCAATTCCCTGATACGGAGACAATAAATAATAATCCTAATGCATGGGGACACCCGGATAATGAAGATCATATCATGCCGTTTAACGAGGAGCCGTTTACATATTCAAGTGTTAGATGGTATCTAGCTAAACTAAAAGAAATTGGATATACAGTAGTTGGTGGTCAGCCAACCACAGAAGAAAAAAGAATGCAAGCCGAAGCCGCAGCAGCGGTTGCAGCAAAAGAAGCTTTCGCGAATCCTTGCGCTGCTGCACCTCCGGCAATAAAAGCTAAAGAGCCAATGCCTGTTGATGATTTTGTTGATAAGTATGTTTATCCATCGCCTGAAAAAAGTTTTAAATCAAGCTCCATCTTAGACTTGGCTAACAAATTAGCTGGATGGCATTCGGGAGATGATTCCGGAAAAAATAAGAAACTCGAGCGTCAGTTAACAACAGACGATGTATTGGCATTTTTGGTTAATGAAAGTAGTACAAAGCTTTCCGATTATGTTGGAGATATGGTTTTTAGAAACCTTCCTGCAAAGCCGAAAAAAATCAGATCAGTTCATGATGCATATGCGTATATTTTAAGAAGCATTGATTTACCGACTTTGATAACTAGGCTTTTAGAATGTATGGGCTTGGCGGTAAGCTTAGAAGATCTAATCGATTGGCTTTGTGAAGAGCTTATCATGGCTGTTGATGAAAAAACAGATGGCGGCATTACATCACTTATTGATTTTATGGAGAATGGAGATTTTGGAGTACCAGGTGAGTATCTTGATATAGATATGAGCGATGTTATGTTCGAAGTTGGGAAACTTGCCCAAAATAAAATGGACACTGGTAACGCCTCAATTGATCGCGCCGCAGTTGCAGGATTACAAAGAGAATATAAAAGATTACTTTGTTTCATAATCGCTGTAGGTCCATTCGCTGCATTAGCCGCATTAATTTGGTTGATAATGCGCTTACTGGAGGAGACTCCCGCTGGATTAGATGAAGTTCCGGCAAGAAAAAAATGTGATATAGAATTTTCATGGCCCGACGATTGGCCATTTTTAGATTCTATTTGGGATTTTATAGTAAGAAAGGCTAAAGAAAAACTTGAAGAAGAGGCTATGAAATGGCTAGAAGAAGAAATTATTCAACCTCTACGTCAATTAATATGGTCAATATTAGAGTTTTGTGAAGAAGATGGTGGAGAATACGGTAAAATAACCATTGATGACACGGTTGGGATCCATGAGCATGCACGAATGGCGTTTAAAGGAAGAGACGCAAGTAATTTCTTGAAAAGGCTTCTGGCGGCATTAACTCCAAAAGAACTTTGCATGCTTTTGAATGGAGATGTTCCATTTGAAAATCAAAAGTTACAAAAAATTCTAAAATTTATTATGGGCTTCGCGGCGGATCCTGCAAACGAGGCTCCTTTATATGCAGTTGTAGCAGAAAACGGAGGCCCCGGGCCATTCGGAAGCGGCGAGAACATACTTGCATTTTTCAAATCTCTTAGTAAAAGAATAGATATGAGTATTTGCGATGTAGAAGAACTACCAGAAGAATCAATATCAAATTTGTGTGACGATGTTGGAAGAGATTACGAAGAAAAACTAAAAAACGATTTGCAACGTCAAGGATTAGATCCAGAGGAAATTGAAAAACAAATTAAAGCGAAGAGAGATTCGAAAAAAGCAATACTTGGATCTGCTGTGCAGCATATGCTTGCTAGCGGTAATTTAACTGAAAAAGTACAAAAAGATACAAAGGACGCAGTACAAAATATCATAATTGAAACATTAGAGGGTACAAACTCTGCCGCTATTGACGCTTTTATAAATGGCGCCTCTGGACAATTAAAGTCAGATATAAACAACTTCTCTATAGCTTTCGCAGACACTACATTTATGAAAAGAATTATTGTAGGGATTGAACTCGTTAAAAAAGAAAGATTGTTTAATTGGGTTAAGGGTTCGGGTACGTCTGGATATCATAGTTTTAAATTTAATCTTTTTGATGGTCGATATTTACAGGAAAAAGCAATTGCCGCAGAAGGTACCGGAGATCCTGAAACGGATAAATGTGAAGAAATCCAGAGACATATTAAGTTGATGGAAGACCTTAGAAATTATATGGTTGAGGATCTTTATAACGGCAAAGACCTATATTGGGACAATAACGTCCTTTGGGATTTACAAAATAAAGGCAAATACTTCCCGGATTACGAAAGGGATTATGAGAAAGCTGTTAAAGAACGAGAAAAAGAATTCGGAAAGGGAAAATCCCACAGCGCGCACTGGATATATGAGAATCTAGCCGAAGCAGATTACGAGAAAAAAGCAGTTATAGAGGCTTCCTGGCTTTGTTATCCACATAAAAGACTTATTGACAGATATAATAATTTAACACCTCAAGAGTTTGATGACCTGGCAGTAATTGCTTTTAGATACTATAGCAGACATCTTCATGATTATGATTACATGGAGAAACCCGATCCACCTCCGGAAGGATGGGTCGGCGGAGAAGGTGCCTTGCGTTTAAAGCCTGGCGCAAAACATTATGGTACGTTCCATTACAGCCCATTGACCCATGAGGGCGGCGTGTCTTCCTGGGGCGCTCTTCTTTTCCCTTATGATTTTCATTCTAAGTTTGATGGAGCATTCCCGTGGGATAACAACGATTCACCCGTAAACCCGGCCACTTCAAAACAAAATATTTTTGATACGATAAAAAAACTGCAAAGTACTTTGCTTCGAAACGAAGGAAGTTATAAGATTTACACAACAAGGCCGGTGGCGGAGTTCCACAGTCCAGTGTCTTTCACTAGTGACGCTGATTATTATACCCATTCGGGCCAACACGTTTTTCTTAAGCGTTTTGGGAATTGGGTCCCTGAAGATGCTTATTTCTCAATGTCTGATATGAAAAAAGTTTTGGTACAACTTCTTTTATTTCAATGGGATATGGGTGCAGATTCTTTAACAGACAAACCGCGATATTTCTGGCCAGACGAGATGCTCATGAAATCGGAAGGTTACGACAATGATACCGCTGAGAAAAATTGGTTTGGCGGACATATGTTAAAAGCTTTACGCTATTATAAGGGCGGTCTTAGAAAGATATATGGCTATGAAACCACCACGGCTAGTGATGATGCAGTGGGTCCAGAAGTCCACTTGGTCGAGGCTGAATGGAAGCCCGAAGCCGATCCAGACACTACTCCAGGGTTTTACGGAGGAGGGTGGGTGCCAAAAAGACCGTACCAAGATCCTAATACACTAGAAATAATTTGGCCGGATCTTATTACTGTTTCGGAAGAAAAATGGAAGGCCGGTCGCCATGGAAATAGCTTACTAAGTGCTACTGCCGTTGAAGCCGGCGAAGACCAACTAATAATGTTCAATCCAAAAACCGGCGTTCGAGCAAGATATATACCCGCCCCAAAACCAACTCCATGGCGATTGTTTTGTGCAGTTGATAAAGTGAAGATTCAGAAACCTTCACCAAAACCAGTTTATGAAGCAATTTATACTGTTCGCAGTCCGATTACGCAAGCGAATGGGGAGCTATTAGACGAAATTTCTGGATGTATAACAGACGATTACAGTATGCAAATTACCGATTTGAGAAAAGGCGGCAAAGATCTTTTAAATTATCGTAGCAAGGAAATTTTAAAATTATATAACGCTGCAGAAGATAAATATACTTTAGATGAAACCAAAGACGTGCTTGGAAATTGGAATACTGGTCCAGGTTGGGCTGGGTTTAACACCCTTGAGCCAATTGCTCCACAATTATTTGAAAAAATGATTCTAAAACAAGTCGACGATAGGCTTCCGAAATTTGATAAGTCTCTTCTCCAGCCCTACGGATGGGGACAGGGTTACCTTCAACCCGAGGCCGGCCTTCTTAAAAATTTAAATTATTCTCTTCATGATGTTCTAACAAACAATAAACATGGAAGAAAGAACTTATATGGTACCGCTTTCAGAGAACTTATAAGAGATTTTGCCGATTTAACATTAAAACATGGAATTGCTATGAATCTTTTACTTAAAGAACCAAAAGGTGAAAGAAATGAGTACAATACCATACAAGAAAAAATAATTGCTTCCGTTATGACTACACTTTCAGATATCAGCGGCAATAGCTCTATTGTCGATTTAAGTGATATATCTAGGTCTGCCTCGAATAAACACAAAGAATTAATGAAAAATTCTGATATAACAGATATAACCACGCAGCCAACAATTGGAAAAACTTTATCAACATACCCTCCCGTTCCTCCGGATATACCAACGAATGATCCAGCTCAATCGATCAAGTCGGAGATAGATTGGAGTAAAGGACCAGGTATGATTAGGGTACTGGTCCGTATTGCTTTAATGGAAAGAATTTTTAGATCGTTATTAACTTCATCAGCTTTTAACACAGAAAGAGTTTTTACTAGCGGACCACTTACAAGATTAACTTCTAGAATACTTTCAGACTCAATCAGTCAAGAACTTGTTGACAAAATAAAGATCGTTGCATCGGATATGGGAATTTTAGGCGACAAACCTAATATAGAACAGGCTATTATTCCTATCGTAGAGTTTGAAGCAGAAGAAATTTCTAAAAAAATAAATGAGGCATTAGGAAGTTCAATTCCATTTTTGTTAGATTATTTAAGAGTTCATGTTTATGATCTGGCGCACACCCACCCAGAATCTAACTTATATATTCCAATTACTGATGTTGCGTCATACTTCCCTACTAAAGCCGCAGCAGCTCACGCCACCATTGGAGCGGAAAAGACTGCGCAGGCTGAAGACGACTTGAAGGATTTTGGACTTTATTCTTCAAAACTTCTTGAACCAAAATTAGCGTTGAACGAAATTGTTGAACTGCAAGATGGGGCTAAATGGGCTAGTGATGCCAAATTTGCTTTGACAAACAATATGCACTCAACTACGAGGTTTTTTAATGAAGTGGGGAAACAGACAGATAGTGGATTTATTTTAGAAAAATACATAAAAATTCAATTCAAAGAAAATATGAAAAATGCCATTGAAAATACGTCACAAGCTTTAGAATTTTTCAATGCTTGGTTGAAACTACCAATTGAACATCGAGGACAGTCTAAAAAAACTGGTAAACGAGACGGAGAAAAATACCCGGCTTATTTAAATCCAGATGAATTTAGATCTGCTATTGGAAATTTCTTTACTTATTTTGGGAATGTCAATCCGGACAGAGATACAGCCTCGGCGTTTGATTGGGGTCAGCTTTTTGATGCCGTACAATTTAAAGATAAGTTACAAGAACTTTCTGATAAAGTTTATGATAATGAGCGTAAGCAAGGCCCGGGAGATAAATATGGATTTGACCAAGGAGTGAAGGAAGACCGCGTTGAAAGAGATACATGGTCTAACAATGTCGCGGAATTCACTAAGGGAAATTACCCAGCATCAGTTGAAGAACGAAAGAAAATGGTCATTTCTAGATCTGCTGAAATACAAAGACACATAGCTCTAATGGAGAGATTACTTGAATATCCACTCAAGCAAAATCACAAAGAACCAGAATATGAAGGTTATGTATATCCTGGCGTTAAAGGACCAACAGCAAAAGAGGGAAAAGATAAAGGTCGACCTTTTAATATTCCAGCCGGTATGAGTGTTATGCCTAGCAGGACTCGATGCGATAAGAGTATAAGCACCGGCGGAACCAAGGCAGGCTTTGCTCCCGGGACTGTTGCTCATCCTAGTCATATTGCACGATGGGATAACTTAAGCGCGCAAGATAAATATGATTTAGAGACAATTGCTTTTAGATTTTATTCTAGAAATTACTTTGGAGATTTAAGAGCATTTCATTTTGATCCTCATGACTCAACCTACCCAGCTCAAGCCCGCGCGTCTGGCGGCTATAGTGACTTTGTTAAAAGAAAGGGATTGTTTGATTCAACAGTGGATTTTCGAACAGGCCTCCGGCGCCCGGGCATAATGTGGTTAAACGCTATAAATCAATGCGAAACTGAAGATAAAGGCTGGTGGTCCGAAATCCTGACCGCCGCCGGCGGCCTCGCAACCAATATAGCTTATATTGGAGCCGGGCCAATAATAGGAGCTGCAGTCGGCGGCAGCGCAGCGACTGCAGGATTTTTCCTAGGAAAATACATGGACGAAGACACTGAATGTGTCAAAGGTCTATATCCAGTACCACAGCCAAATGATGCCACGGTATGCCTTCACATTCCTACGTCGCTTGTTGATTTGATAAAAATGATACAAATGCAAATGTATGTTATGGACAAAAAATTAGATACAGATAATAAGGCGTATCATATGAAGTATAACACAATCTTTATTCAAGAAGGTGTTAAAACAAAACAACCATCACTTGAAATTCCTCAATTAGTGCCGCGAGGATCCCAAGCCAAAGACGGTCTCCGATATGAGGATCCATCAGAATCAGAAATCATGGAAGCTATGGCCAAACTTCTTCTTTATCCATATGAAATAGGAAACTTCACTTCAAATCGATGGGATGACGACATCTTTACCGAGTCCGAAACAGAAGCGCAATACCTTGATTATACTATTCCAAAGAGTCAAAGATGGACACTTGCAGGACAAGATGTAAACCTAAGTAAAGGTGGCCTTCATACAGATTCAAAAATTGGTGAAAAATGGACAGCTGTATTTGGGGGTCATTTGTGGTGGGCACTGCAGTATTACAAAAAGGGGCTTTGGGAAACTGGAATGGACTTTGTAGATGTCGAAACTGGAAATACAGCCCCTGCTCCGTCGCCATTAAATATTTTTACCACTGACTTTTCTAATGAAAGTACTCTTATTAAAATTCCAGGATCAACTCCTCCAAAACTAGAAAGCTTGAAAGACAAGCCTTTGACAGGCCCGAACGGACTTGCTGATGTACATTATGGCTTACGTTTGTCGTGGCTCGCGCCCCCAGACAAAATTAGTAGCTCTTGGAGAGATTATCCACTTTCACCTACGAAAGAAGGCAGACAAAAAAGGGATAGCTTTTGGGGGGCAGTGAAAGAAACTTTGTACCCAGCTATCACAACTAATGCTGTATTTACAACTCAAGCGTTTCAAACTCAGGCAGATTTAAAAGTCAACACAGTTCGTACATATGATGCAATGAAGCGTGATAAAACTTTTTGGATAAAAGAAGTTCCAGAAGCTGTGCCGTCAGTTCAAGTCCCGCAAGTGCATGACGAGTTTCAAACTGGAGGAGTAGCAGGCGTTGGAAATGAAGTATTTTTGTTCCCAATATTAGAAGTTGAAGATAAAGTCGGAGATAACAAAAAGTGGAATCAAATTGTGTATAACGAAGAAAAATTTGAAATGCTTTTTGATCGATTAAAAGGGCATTCCGATTTTGGACTTTTGTTTGATTATGTTTTCCCTCTGCAGAGAATTGTGTCTATTCTGGCCTCGCGAGAAATGATAAATTTTGAACAATCTCAAGAACTTCTTCCATATAAAGATAACTTATTTTCAGCTAGTTCTAAACATGCACTGGACATGCTTAAATTTGCTTTCGAGTCAAGTAAAGATCCGAGAGTGGGCACTTTGGTAGACCAAATATTAGTTGGTGTTGATGCTACTGAAGAGGAAAAGGAATTTCTGAACGAATTAGATAAATGGATCAAAGAACACACATAGAAACTATATACTAATAGGAGCTTCTAATATGGCCGGATTGTCACCAAAATTACCATTGCTTTTGGATAAAGAGTATGGAGTATACAAAGTTAACAAAACTTATATAGAAATGATTAAACAAAATTTTAAACATCTAATGTTAACTATACCAGGTGAAAGAATGATGGACCCAGGCTTTGGAGTTGGCCTAATCAAATACTTGTTTGAACAGGACACTGTTACTGTGAGAGGGAACATATCTGATAGGATTGAAAGACAGCTAGCCATATATATGCCCTTTATAGAACTACTTGAAATTGACTTTATTGGATTTGAAGATCGTATAGAGGCGGAACCTGGCACATTAAACATGAAAATAAAATATAGAGTGCCCAATCTTAATGTTGTCGATCTTCTAGAAATATCTGTTACTTGATACTAATTATTTCTAAAAGGATCGGAACAAATGGCCAAAAAAATATCGCGCGCAGACAAGTCTAGACAATTAACATCGATTAAGTATACTAGCAGAGATTATCAAACCATTAAGGATGATCTGGTAGAGTATGCTAAAAGATATTATTCAGACAGTTTTAAAGACTTTAACGATGCTTCGTTTGGCGCTTTAATGTTAGATACTGTGGCTTATGTAGGAGATATTTTATCATTTTACCTGGACTATCAAGCAAACGAATCTTTTATTGACACATCATTAGAATTTAATAATGTAATAAGGCATGGTAAAAATTTAGGTTATAAGTTTCAAAGAAACTTCGCCGCGACCGGAATGGTAAGTTTATACTTAATGGTCCCAGCCACTTCTGTTGGCCTCTCGCCTGATACAAAATATATGCCAATATTAAAACGAGGAGCTGAGTTTTCATCCACTGGAGGCGCGCTTTTTACATTAACTGGAGACGTTGATTTTAGCGACCCCAAAAATCAAATAGTTGTCGCAAAAGTTAATGCCTCTACTGGCGCCCCAACACATTATGCGGTGAAGGCGCAAGGTCAAGTGCTTTCTGGAAGATTACAACAAGAACTGGTCAATGTTGGACAATTTCAAAAGTTCTTAAGATTAAAACTAACAGATGTGAATATAACCGAAGTTGTATCGATATTTGATTCAGAAGGTCATCAATACTTTGAAGTTGATTATTTATCTCAAAATATGGTTCATGTTCCAATACCCAACAGAGGTGATCGAAGTCAAGCAACAAACATTCTTAAACCAGTGCCAGTTCCAAGAAGGTTCACAGTTGAACATGAACTAGATGGGGCTTATGTGCAGTTTGGATATGGTTCAGATTCAGAAATATTTAATGATTCTGTAGCAGATCCAAGCGAATTAATTCTACAAGTTCATGGCAGAAACCATATCACAGATGCTTCTCTTGATCCAGGTAATTTAATAGCGACAGACAAATTTGGAATTGCTCCGTCTAACACAGTCTTAACTATCGTATATAGGACCAATGCTAATGATACTGTTAATACTGCAGTAAATGGATTAAACTCTGTAGTAAGTAAAGAGTTAAATTTTGAAAATAGGAACTTGTTAGACTCTACAAAACTTTTTAAGGTTATTGATAGTTTAGAGGTAGCGAATGAAGAGCGAATATTGGGTTCGGTCACCTTACCAGAACTAGAAGATATGAGGCAAAGGGTTAAAGATTCTTTTGCTGCACAAAACAGAGCCGTTACAAAGCAAGATTATTTGATTGCTGCTTATTCAATGCCTGGAAAGTTTGGTGCAGTTAAAAAATGTTCGATTGTGAAGGATCATGACTCATTTAAGAGAAACCTGAACATGTATGTTGTATCTCAAAACAAAAACAACCAATTAACTCAAACAAATATGATAGTAAAGCAAAACTTAAAAACTTGGTTAAATGGCTATAAAATGATAAATGACACAATTGATATTTTGGATGCAAAAATTGCCAATTTTGGAATTGAGTTTACTTTATTAGGATCCCCCGGGATGAACAAATATGACGTGTTGAGCGCCGCTGTATTAGAACTGAGAGAGGAAATGGATATAGATTATGATATTGGGCAATCTATTGGTATTACAAACATATTTAAAGTTTTGAACGCGATCCCGGGAGTTGTCGATACTCTCGATGTTAAAATAGTAAGCAAGAGTGGAGGTAATTATTCTGGCTTTTCTTACAATATTGAAAATAATACTACTTCAGATGGAAGAATGCTGATGGGAGACGAAGACGTAGTATTTGAACTGAAATATCCAAACGTAGATATCAGAGGGACTGTGAAATAATGGGCATAAAAAGATTTACAGCGGATGCAGACACTACTATTACAAATGCTTTTGGCGCAGCACTTACAGAAGCGAGTAGAGGTACTGGATCTAATATGGGAGCTTCTGATGTTCTAGAAACATTTTCAATTTATTCTCAAGGATCTGCTGGGCAATATAGTGACGCATCTTCTGGGTCTGTAGAGTTGTCAAGAATTTTGATTAAATTCCCAGTTTCTGATATTTCTTCGTCTCGAGCTAATGGGGTCATTCCAGCCAGTGGTAGTGTAAGTTTTTATGCAAGAATGTTTAATGCAAAACATATTTTTACTCTCCCACGCGAAGCAACTTTACGAATAGCAGCTGTTTCTCAATCTTGGGACGAGGGAACAGGATTAGATATGGAAAACTACATTGACGCAACCAAAGATCTAAAGGGTACTAACTGGATCAACGCCAGTAGTGCCTCTTCTGGTATTGACTTGTGGGCAAATAAAGGTGGATCGTTTCATACTGCTTCTGCACATGTGCATTATACTGCTAGTTTTACAAACGGAGATGAAGATCTAGAAGTGGATATAACTGGATTAGTAGAACATTGGTTGATTGGCGGAGCAAATCATAATAATAATGGAAAACATAACTATGGAATAGGGGTATATTTTACTTCTAGCCAAGAAGGATATTTTTCTAGTTCAACAGGAGCTGATACTGGCTCTGTGTTACATAATACTGATGGCGCCAAAAACTCTTATTATACGAAAAAATTCTTTTCTAGAACATCAGAATACTTTTTTAAAAGACCCTGTATCGAAGCTAGATGGGATTCAGCAATTAAAGATGATAGAGGCAGCTCTTATGTAAGTAGTTCTCTTGTGAACGCATCTGGAAACTTAAATACAATATATCTATATAATTATGTTCGCGGCCAGCTTAGAAATATACCAGACGTAGGCCAAGCTCATCCAGTTATATTTGTACAATTCTACACATCAGCCTCTCATGGAGAATTAATGAATACGGATGCTCCGTATAATTTGAGACAACATAGTATTCTTGGTGACGATCCACCGGCAAATTCTTCAGCTGTAACAGGAGGATATGTATCAACTGGGATATATTCAGCCAGCTTTGCCCTCAATACAAGTGCTAGTGTTATTTATGATCGATGGTTTAGCGGTTCTGCTGGTGTTGATATTGACTCAGCTACAGTATATTATACCGGATCCATAAAAATGAAGCAGTTTTCTTCATCTGCGGACACCTTTAATCCAAACCCATCATATGTCACTAAGGTTATTAATCTTAAATCAACGTATTACAAAGAAGAAAATGCTCGGTTTAGAGTTTTTATCCGTGACAGGTATTGGAATCCAAATGTTTATACAACTGTTGTAACGACTATTGACCCTGTTGTTGTTGAGAAGGCGTATTATAGAATTTTTAGAGCAACTGATGATCTAGACATATTCACATACGGGACTGGAAGCGACACTAAAACTTTCCCACCGCCAAGTAATCTGCCTTATACTCAGCTTTCTTATGATTCAAATGGAAATTATTTTGATCTAAACATGAAAATGTTAGAGCCTGGCTATGCTTATGGAATAAAGTTTGCGTATTATATAAATGGCGCGTACCGTGAACAGCCGGAAGTATTTAAGTTTAGGGTTGAATAACTATGAGCACTAAAGACTATTTTGACAAAAAAGAACCCATCATCAGAATCGCCGCTTCCTCTTCTTTAAGCGAACTTGGAAATGAAGTAGAATCAGTTGGGTATATAGAAGAGAAAATAAAAGATAAGGATCGTTTTATACCTTATGTAGACTTTTCTAAACCAGAAAATTTTGTCAGATTTGGTTCTGCTGAAGAATATTATGGCGAATCTATCAAAAGGATATATAGAACATATCCGTATGATGGTTCTTTAAAAGAAAAAACTCAGTGGCACAACAGTTCTTCTTTTCTGGATCAGTATATTTTTGATAAGGTCTACCCGCGCACAACAGGATATGCTAACTTTTCCCCCAATGGATGGGGCGTCAACGCCAGCGCCGGCGCATTGGTCAATGGAATTGGATTATCAAACCTCGTAGAATATATTCAGTTTTTTGGCGGACCCAACCCGGATCCTGATAATACTAGTATAAAAGATATTTTTCCATCCGCCACCGGGAAGGCTAATATTTATGATTCTGATAAAACCCGAGAATCAAATCTTAAATTGGATTTTGATGAAGGTGTAACTATTGAATTTTGGCTTAAAAAAGGCGACATGGTTTCTGCTCTGACCGGTGCTGCGGAATCAATATTTGATGTTTGGAATGGAATCGACACGGCGGCGGGATATGGCAGGTTGTTAATATACCTCAGACAAAGTACTGGAATTCTAAGATGTAGGGTAGTTTCGGGTTCGAATGATTCTGCTGCTATCGATCTCGATTCTACAGCAGTAACGGACAACAAATGGCATCATCATGCCGTGACTTTTAAAAATACCGATGATGACGGTTTCGAAATAAACTATTATAAAGATGGCGCTCTTACATTTGTTCCTTCTCTGCCCTCCGCCAACAAAGTTAATGAAATTACTGGTTCTTTAATTGCAAATATCGGGGCTTTTAGAAGACCTAGCACTAGCCGATCCACAACTGCAGCCCTATCCAGCCCTCAAAAAATCGATGGTTACGGAAAGCTCTCTGGTTCAATTGATGAATTTCGATTTTGGAAAACAGCTAGAAATGGGAAAGAGATAGGCAGAAATTGGTTTACACAGGTTTATGGCGGAACGAACACTGATGATTCAAATACAAAACTTGGTGTATATTATAAATTTAATGAAGGTATAACATTAACATCAAGTTATGACTCAATCGTTTTAGATTATTCCGGTAGGCTAACGTCAGGCTCTTGGGAAGGTTATACATCAGCTTCTCGCAATACAGGGTCGGCAATAATCTCTGCTAGTGCTGCATCTTATGAATTCGAAGATCCTATTCTTTATTCGTTTCATACAAACGTTACTAGTACTTTAAATAATTATGTTAGTTTAGGTAAAAATTACGATTATAAAAACAACGCTTCAATTTATAATAGTATTCCAGAGTGGATAATATCTGAAGATAGATATGTTGGATCAAATCTATTAAAGCTAACACAAATTATGGCAAGTTATTTTGATACTTTGGCTTACCAGATTAAAGCTTTGCCATCAATAAAAAATACATCTTATACGCCATTTACTTCTTCTTTTAATAGTATTACTTCTGGACCCACTGGTAGCGCCCCGTATAAGCCTCTTCCCTTCGCCAATAGATTATTAGAATCTGCTGGGCTCGCTACACCAGAAATATTTGTCGATGCTGATGTAATTTCTAAGCTTAACTCGAGAGATGAAAAAATCCTTTTTAAAGAGAATCTCTATGATACTAAAAATTTGATTTATCAAAATTTATATAATAATTTAACTTACATATATAAATCAAAGGGTACGGAAAAGGCGTTTAGAAACGCCATTAGGTGTTATGGAGTAGACGATGAATTAATTAAAATAAATGTTTATGCCAACAATATAACATATGAACTCAAAGACAGTTATAATTACACAATTCAAAAAAAGAATTTTATAGATTTTCATATACCGGACCATAATACCGCTGTAGTTTATCAAGCAACTAGCAGTAATTCAAATACAGTATCTTTCATTTCCGGTAGTGAAGAGTTTTTAAGCGGGTCGGCAAGAACATTAGAAGCTGAGATTTTATTCCCACATAGAGAAACCATTGAAAAACCAGGAGAATACATAATAGCTCCTGGCCTTACTGCTTCTCTATTTGGAACTAAGGCCGCCTCATCGAGTGCCGGCTCTGCACAATCGGCACAAAATGATGCCGGATATACAACATGGATCCGTGCTTCTCAAGCCACCCTGGCTGATATTATAACATTAGCTGGTTTCGACGATAATGACAAATTTACAGTTAACGTACCCTCCGCGATGGGCGGTGCCGGCACGAATATAACTATCAAAATGGTGTCCGGAACCCCATCCACCGCCACCGCGAACCAAGTGGAAGTTAGTACAGCGGGAACCTCCGGCGCAATTCTTGCCAGATTAGTTATTGCTATCAATGGAGGCACTCCATCGCCTTCCAATTCTGTCGCGTTTGGATCAGGAGCCGGCGACTCCGATGATGGTGTCGCAGGTATTAGCGCCGCGCTCGGGACCAACCCGACGATAACTATAACTGCGACTAATGCTGGTTTCGCTGGAAACAGTATTACGTTCACAGATGTTGAGGGAACAATGGTTGCTGGCGGATCCAATGGTTCTTCCCCGGCAACTTTGGCCGCCGGCGTCGATGGAGATATGGGCGATTTGAGAGTTATGGCTATAAAAGACACAAACGATATTTTATCTACGAATGTGTATTTTAAGGCAACATCTAGCGCGCTGCAATTGAATTTGACTTCTTCTGTTTTTTACGATGTTTATGAGAATGAAAAATGGAATTTGGCGGTCAGACTCCGACCCTCTACATATCCGATGGGTGATAGAGTAAGTGGTTCCATTAATGCTCTATATCATGGTTCAGGAACTATTGAATTTTGCGGTGTAAATTCATCAAACAACACTATAAGAAATGAATTTTATTTAACAACATCTGTCGGAGGCCCTGGAGCACTAGATCAATGGCTTGGCTCACCAAAAAGAGTCTTCTGTGGCGCAACGAGAACAAACTTTACAGGCGCATTAGAAGTTTATTCAGATGTTAAAATATCTTCTGTAAGATATTGGTTTGATTATTTGCCAGATGAAGCCATCAAAGCACATGCTAGAGATCCCGGAAATGCAGGAGTCATTCACCCATATCAACATGCGTACCTATTTAATTCCAATTATAACAACAGTTATGTTCCTAAAATTGAAACATTGGCATTAAATTGGGATTTTGATAGAGTTACTGGCTCAGACGGAAGCGGCGAGTTTGTCGTACAAGATATTTCTTCTGGATCCACCGCGCTCACTGGAAGATATGGACCAGTTGGTAAAATTTTAAACGCGCAACACACTGGTATTGGCTATGGATTCAAGACTAATAGCACAAAAGTTGTCGATAAAAATTATTTACCAGCTGCTCGACAAAGGTTGCCAGAATCAGTTGCCAGCAGTGATATGATCGAGATCAGAAATAGAGATGATATAAACTTTACAAGAGAAACAAGGCCAATAACACATTTCATCGCTGTTGAGAAAAGCATGTATCAAACAGTATCAGAAGAAATGATGAAAATGTTTGCTACAATTAAGGACTTTAATTCTCTTATTGGAGATCCAGTTAATAGATATCGCCATTCATATAAGAGAATGGAAAAGTTAAGACAACTGTTCTTTGAAAGTGTTGACAATGTTACTGACTTGGACAGGTATGTAGACTTTTATAAATGGTTGGACTCTTCAATTGATAAGATAATTGAGCAATTCTTCCCAATTTCATCTGATGCTTCTGATTCCATTAGAAACATGGTCGAGAGTCATGTTCTAGAAAGAAACAAATATACGTCTAAGTTCCCAACGTTTGAGATGAAACATGATCCTCCAACTGGGCAAATTCTTGCTATTAATGAATTGTTATATCCATGGAAACAGGGTCATGCTCCTCTTCCTGATAATGCTGCAACTGCGACCTTCACCTTTACTGATAAGGCAAATGAACAAACTACAATAACTCTGACTGACGTCGCAGGAACATCGGTAACATTTGAGGTAGATAACGACGGCAACGGCGCCGCAGGTTCAAACACAGCCATGGATCCGCCAACTAACAATGCTGCCGGAATGGCTTCTATTCTGATTAGTTCTGTCAATGCGTCGGCATTACAAATAACCGCTACCACCGGAGGTGGCGCCACGGGAGAGGTGCTTTTAACTCAAGACGTCAAAGGCGAAGGCGGCAATACTGCTATCACTCTTAGCAATTATAGTAACTGGGATTTTAATACAACGGCAACCTTCCCAACAAGATTTACTGGTGGTACTATGCCGGAAGCGGAAAACTGCCTTTGGTGGAAAGATCGTCTCGGAAGAGACGGGCAAACCCATCTAGGTAGTACTTCAGACGCTGGACTTAACAGCAGCAAAGAGCAGATCAGAATAATTGCTACAACAGTTGTTTCAAGTTCTGGTCCAACCTATCGATCCAATCCTTATGTATATAGAAAATTAACAAAACCTTATAAATTCTCAGCTAAAGTGGATGTTGAACTTCATGGTGGAATTAATTTTGCTCCCAGTAAAAGATTAGATTTCTATAAAAGCTTGTTAACTCCAGGATCAGATAATTATATACATATAAAATCAAGTGATTTTGTAAATCCTGCATGCTCAGATCTTCTTGATCTTGATAAAAAAACTAGGCAAGCATTTAATGTTTATTTGCCGTATGATGAGCAAAACAAAGGAGAAATTTATGCTCCATTTAGTCTCTTTAGTTCTTCGTTTACAACAGGATCTGTTACTGCTATTTCCGGAGTTGGCGGACCGACAAACATTCATGTTGACGCATATGGAACCTGCAAAGAGACCCCTATGCAAGGGCCATTTACAGAGAAATATGTTGGTGGCATGCCACATAGACATGTTTTCTTTACGACAACAGGAGCATTCGGAACGGCATCTCCTAGTAGAAGAGAAGAAGCATGGAGTGTAGTTCTACCAGCTTATAGCGAAATAGGATATGCAACAGAACTTAAACTTGTACCAGTAGATCATGTAGTCCAAGCTGTGGCCGATCTCAACGCTCCAGGCTGGAGCGCAGCAAGATCTTGGATCGCCCGCGATGGGTATGCAAAAAGACCGGTTAATATCAAAAACATACAGCAAACTATTGGTCATACTACAACCGGCTCCACTGTTATTGGCAATTATACTAAAAATTATGAAGTTGTACAAACTTCTGGTCGCTATATTAATCCTAGATATTTTGCTGAGACAAAAGGAGTCATATCGGCATCAGTTGCATCGACACTTGTTTCAGGCGTGTATGACTTCGCATTGCCAGATAGAGGAAGGCATGCTTCTGTGTTTGTAGAAAAGTTTTCCGCTCCTGGTGGTCCAGAAGTTATGTCTAGAGGATTTTTAGATGTTGTTGCAGAAGAGTTTTCAGTATACAATAGTTTAAATAATAGAAATCTTAGCGTAAGACAGCCGCTACAAACATTGTTAACAAGACATGCCGGCGCGAGCGGATATGACAGTTCTTTAAAAGAGCCAAGCGCATCATATCACAAGGTGCATAGAAATCGAAGAGATAGAATAGTTTTCAGTAGCAGCGGACATATTGTGGGGGATGGTTCTCAATGGGGTCCCGAGACACCTATAGGCAAATTAGCTGGAACTGCTTCTTCTTATGATAATTGGTATGTTACTCGCATGATCCCAAGAAGCGATGTACAATATTCATGGATTACAGCTTCTGTATTATATATTACTGGCGCCGTAAATAAAGCTGCAGTTCGAGGGTCTTCAAGAGAGAATGAGCCCAGCGCGAGCGGCGTATCAATTCTCGGCTACCAGAAGCCAGCTTACATGAGAAGTGGTTCAACAGAGCACAATGCATATAATGCTTGGAATGCTTCAACGGATATAGTCTTTGTCAGCGCTAGTGATTATGGGTCTTTCACACTTGATTCCAGTGAACTAGCTTACTGGGGGATCACTCATTTTCATAATGCTACTTTGGCCGCAGCCGGAGGTTTTCTTCCAACTGATTTTGTTGGGATGAATCATCATATTGTCGAACCTATTTCTTCTAGTGAAAATACTTTAGGGTATCCACCACAAAATATGCCAGGAACGATTGGGAACCCATCTGATTATGATGATGATCCAGTGTATTACTTTAATATGTATAATGTAGACAACCTGTCCGCGCCAGGAAAATATATCACGTATGAATATGATGAGCAACGAGGTGCCCAGGGCACTTCGGATGCGGATGACACAACTATTGGAGCAACAGCGCCGAAAGGTTTAAACGCTCTTCTTCTTAATCGCAACGGACCATATCATTACCCATCTTGGAAACAAATTAGAACAGGCGAGCACCCTGTTGCGCGATATCATAAGAAAAAGAATATACTTGACTTTTCAATTGGTCCGGTTGCCTCTTTAAGGCGCCCCGCAACTGTGGCCGAGATCGCTTTAGTATTGAAAACAGGCGCTCAAACTGAATTACGGTATGGCACAGCCGGCTTCACTGATAATATTGTCCAAGAACTGCAACGTGCAGGCGCCAAATCTCCAGTAAGAAAAGAAACTATTACTCCAGTTACGAACAAATACAAGCCAGTTGAACATACTTTATTTGACACTACTGCAGACAATGCAGAACAACAACGTACAATTCTTCTAGAAGGCGGAAAACCTAACAACGTTTTCACTTTGAGACACACACTTGGCAATAATATGAATTATTTTCCAATTGGACAAGGAGAACTTGATCAAAAATTGGGAATTATTAATGATCCTGATAATGTCATATACGATGAAATAACAAGTGAAATAAATACTTTAGCCCAAACAGGGTATATATTAGAGAATCAGCAAAAATCATTTGATTTGTTGAATCTGTCTTATAGAGAAGTTGTATTTCCAAAAGAAGAAAATGCTTATTTAGGCAAAATTCGTGGAAGACAACATTACACAGAATCTTCGGGACTAACTCATCAGGGTTATGATCGTGTAGATTATCGAACGTTCTGGAGAACTAGACCTGAACATAGATTAAGGACAGATGCTCTTGCTTTAAATTCAATGGGTAATACAATTAGAGAAAGTATGTGGAATGACGATACGACAGGTTATATATTTAAATACGGCCAGATCGACCGCAACAAAGGAATCGGACCCTCTGAACATGATTTTCAAAATGGTCTAGAAATGCTTCCACCTTGTTTAAGTATGTGGCCATTAGATGCTTCTGCTGAATCCGGCACTCTATGTGGAGAGTTATTTTCAAACCCATATGCATCTATGACTGCTTCTGATGCTATCGTTGCAAACACCTTAAAAACCGATTCTGTTCATTATAGCTTACGATCCGTCCCAACCGCTTCACAGACATATTTATTCCAAAATAAATATATGTCCATGACGCCTATTGCAAATTTTGAGACCTTCATCCCTCCTAAATATCTTCACATTATCAAGGATGATGGATGGGATGCGGACCAGGGCATCAGTGGGGCACACTTTAAACCTCATTATAGTGCTTCACTGTTGTCTGGGAAGTCTCCTTTTTATGATTCATATGATCAGTGGGCAGTAGATGTAAGAACAATGGGACAAGGTTATTCAATCCTCCCAGAATTTAAAATTTCAGATCATATGGATTATTATATTGATAATGGCTTTGCTGCCACGAACAAAAAATTCTTATCTCTTGTCGGTGCATTACACACTGCAAGTTCAGATACTCCAATTAGCACTGGAAATTTGCCATTCTACAAACTATATTCTCATTCTGATTTTATGAAATTTGTAGAGCTTATTGGCAACGACTATCAGAAAGATGTTAAAGGAAGGGCAAAAGAATTTACATTAAAGTGCAAAGCAGTTAAAAAACTCTTACCATATAATGGTTTTTATCCAGTATTGAGATGTGTGCAATTGGGTTCTATGTTCTCGCAAAGTTATGGACCACATTTAACCTCATCTATTGCATTCGCCGGAAAGACACCACAAGTACACCCACAAGAACAATTACAGTCGTTATTGCAACCATGGTTCGCCCCTGGTATTATGTATAATACAATTAAATCAGGCATCGCTGTAGATTGGCCACATTGGACTGGATCGTTGCCAAACGCAGTCGGCATCGCTGGCATAGGTTATCTTACCCAAACAGGATCGGACACCGCCGGCACTGAGGGTCTTGAATATGAAAAAGTTCATAATATTCGTTTTCCATTCGAGTCTCTCATAGAACCTCATACATATCTGCCAGTCAGCAACTCCGGAGATCCCGGCGTAGGATCGGAAATACCATTAATACACCCTCCAGGGCTCGCCGGCGATTTGACCGATCTCAATCAAGGAAAGCACGCGATTTGGACAGGAGATTACACACCAAATTACTCAATGGCAATGCACAATTTCTTGGGAGAAATACCAAGATTTTTCTTGGATAAAGGCAAGTTCCAAAGCTTTACGTCGACTCCGGGAAGATTTCAGATGTTATCTGGAACAACATATTTTATGGATGTGACATTGAGAAAGTCAGGAAAAAAATACAGCATGAGCGGCAGCGCAGTTGACAAACCTCCCGGACACAACCCATATGAAGATATGATCATGTTTGAAGGGCCAGATTTCCCATTCAAAGCTGGCCGCAGCTCCGGCGAGTTGGCTTTCAATAAACAAGATATGCAATCTGGTTCAGCAAGGGGAATACATTATGGACCAACTTGTCAAACACATAATTACCCTCTTGATCCACTTACCAGTTTGGTCTACGTCGCAGCACAAACGCAAGATCCCGCTTTTGCTCCTTATACACCGCCATATTTCTATGGCAAATCAGTAGCGAGATTAGCTTTTTCTCCACATAAACACAGACTATTGCTTTCAGCAGTTGATCTTCATTCCAGCCATGGCGAAGTCGGTGAATTTACAATAGAGGAAATTATAGCAGGCGCTCAGGTTGAAACAACATATGATCCTAATTGGAGAGAATCTTGGAACCTTCTTAAAGATTACGGATCTGGTTCATTTCAGATTGGCGAAGATAATCAAGGCAATGAAAGTCTTGCTTATAAATCCAAAATGAGAGTTGCATCGTCAATAAACCTTTTTGGTAAAACAACCGTGCCAGAGATTACATATAATCCAATCACTGGTCAGCCGACAGAGGCAAAGGCGTCACAAAATGATGAGTCTTTGGATGCGTGGGTTATTTCTCCAAAATTTGAAACACCAATATTAAACTTCTCTGGCAATATAGATACGAATCTCGGTTATTCTACTCGCGGAATGTGGTATGGTTACGGAGTCGAGCCAACCGGTTCTCAAGGAATTTATATGGGCTTGAGAGAATCACATCCAACAGCCATATTAAAAGCAATGCTTGGTGGCGCTGGAGAAAATGCAGTACATGGAGTTGGAACTCAGCCGGATGGTGAAACTAGATTAGGCCACAGACAAACTGGTTCGCTATATCAGGTATTAGGATTTAAAGAGCCTTCTGGTCTCGTTGGTCCGGACAGAAAATTAGGTCAAATTGCAGATAATAAAATCATCTCTGAAGCTGTTGTTGCTATACCGATAAAATCAAATTATAATTCAGGCGACACTCCATTCTTTCCAATTAGTCGCGCCAGAGTTGATTGGGCATGGATATTACAAGATCATGGTCAAGCTGTTGCGGATCTTCACTTACAACAACAAGGTGTGAGTGAACCACCAAGTAAAGCAATATTTGACATGGTAAAGAAAATGAAAAATTATTATTTGCCACCACATATGGATTTTGTTAAAAATCGTGGCATAGATCCATTCGCCATGTTTATTTTTGAATTTCATCACTGCTTAGACAAGCAAGATCTTATTGATGTTTGGCAGAACCTTATGCCAAAAATTGCCATGGAGGCACAAAAAGATGAAGCAAGCATAACGTTAGATCTTGCGGCTTCATGGGATTTCTTAAACCTTAATACAATGCCAAAAGATGTTCGATGGATGGTTTTCAAAGTTAAGAAAAGAGCAGAACAAAGTTACTTTAATGTGACAGAGGATACAAAAGACGACAAGAAGTTTAAATTTCAGTTTGGAGATGAAAAACTAAAAAAGCCAGATTATAATTATAATTGGCCTTATGATTTCTTTTCTCTTGTTGAGTTAGTACAAGTTGAAGGAGAATATAAGCTTCGAGGGGCTACCGGCGATGACGTGGCTAACACCTCTTTTGGAGCTGACAACATGAGTCTTCCATGGCTGCCTCCTTTGCCACCACCCAAACCACCAGCAGATTCAGGGCAATTGCCGGAAACAGAGATTTAATATGAGCAGTATTTTGTTAAATATGAATAATTACTATAAGGTTGGAATTTACTTAAAATGACATTTTTTAATAAAAAAGAAGAAGTAATAGAAATTCAACTTACTCAATATGGCAAATACTTGGTTTCATTGGGTAAGTTTAAGCCAACTCAATATGCTTTCTTTGATGCCGATGTTATATATGACACATCATATGTTGATCTCTCTGAGGCCCAAAACGATTCAGAGTTAAGAATTAAGAATGCAGTTAGGCCAAAAACACAATATGTTTTTAGTCCGGGTCCAGAAACAGAAATAACCAAAGCAAATAAACACATACTTGATAACAAACAAGAGCTTGCTCGTCAATTACAGGAGTCTGGAGGTCCTGAATTTGACGATACCGAAGTAGAAGTTGGAATGAATCCGGTATTGACTGAAGAGGACATGTTGAGATTGCAGGTAGGGATGATTCAGCCATCTGCCTTAAAAGATTATGTGCTATCTCACCCATTGGGAACGTCAGAATATGGTTCTAGTTACGTACCTGCTTGGTCTGTAAAATTTTTAAATAGCGAACTGACTGGCTCAAAGCCAACTTTGTCAGGCTCGAATGGTATTTCGAGAATCCCTCAACTGTTTTTGACAAGTTCATATGAAACTTTTATTACTTTTGTCGACGAAGATGGAACTTATATAAAAGACAATGTTGAAGATGAGCTTGATTTGGGAGTATTTGCTGATATGCCATATGGCGAGGCGGGTGCTGGAGATGCTTATCACATGACTGTATATCAAGATGATTCTACATTCCAAGTCAAGCCTCATTATCTTCTTGTTGAAGCCGAAGAAAAAAATTCTTTATTTGAAAAAGAAAATTTTGATGTTGAGGTCTATAAAGTTGATGGAAATGAAATGCAATTATTATATTTTCATGAACCAGGAGTGGATCCTGGACCACCCACTTCAAAATTCGTAGATTATTATTTTGAAGTGTTGACTGACTATGAGATTGATAATGATTTATTTTGTGCTTCATCAAATGTGCAAAAAAAGAAGCATATTTTTTCTGATCAGGATAGAGTCTTTGATTGTTTTGAAAGCAAAGCTGCAGAGTTCAATATATATGATATAGAGATCGATGAAGAGGAACCCTGCTAATGTCTGATAATTTATCAAGTTTTTTTGAAGGCGCACTACCAGGTGTTTACATAAGTAAAATTGTGTTAAATGTTGCTAATGAGAAATGGACATCTCCATTTAATAAAAATCCTCATATACAAAGAAATGCACTTGAACCTAATTGGATTGAAGAAGCAGAAGAGTCGACTGCTTCTTCTGAAGAAAGTTTAGATGTATTTGTTAATTTCTCTTTGAAAGCAAAAGTTCCGAAAGGAAGAGATCTTATGACTAGTTGGCTTTTTAATCAAGACTTTCTAGGATTTTATAACATTAGAGTTGTGAGCGTAGAAAGTGAAACTGTTTATGAGGGAATACATGCTAGCAATGATCGAATAATAGAATTAGTAGAAAAAAAGCTTCCTAAGACAGAAGCAAAAACCATAACCTTATCTGATAGTGGGTTATTCAAACTAACTGATGAAGAAGATATAAAAGAACATATTAAAGATTTCCACAAAACAATTGACAGTGATGGAAATATTATATATGATATACCTTTTAGTCATACAATAAAAGTTAAAAATGTTAATCCAGATCATCTATCTTTGTTTGTAATCCCGTATTTGGATGTTGATAAAATAAAAAAAGATTTTGGGATCACTCAAGATACCGAAATTGACTTTATGCTAGGAACACATATAGATGAGCCGATCATTAGAGAGGGCAAACTGGTTACAGAAAAAACGATTTATCGTCAAAATCCAACTGGAGATGAAATAGCTTCATTCATACCCTCGTCAGGGAATCCAGTGGCAAAAGGGAAAATATGGCACGGCCCGGTACACTATCATGGAGCCGCTCAAACGGGAGACAAAACAGGATATATAGGGTGGATGGCCGGAACTTCTCATGATCCAAGTCAAAATCAACCAAAGTTATCCGAAGAGAGAGTTTATAATAGGACTATACAAGATTTTAGAACTTTGAAAAGAATTGAAAAACAAGTGTTTGATTTCTCACAAATAGAAAATAAAAAGCTTGGCCAAGGAGTTATATCTTATCCAATTAACGATAATTTAGACGTGTCTAGAAGTCCATCATATTTTTCTGAACTTTTTACATCTAGAGACCACGAAGGAAAGTGTAGATTTTTCTTTAGTGTGGACTATCTCACAATGATTAAGAAAAATTCAGCCTTTCCTATATTATTTGAAAATTCTGATCCAGCTATTATAGAGGAATTATTACGAAAAAGTTATATACGTTCATTTAAACTTTTTCGTAATCGCATATCTACGACCGCTTCTGGTCTTAATAAACTAGGTACAAAAACATCAGTTGAGTTTGATCAGGAAATTCCCCCTCAACTTCTTGTAAGTACAAGAGATAATGTAATCACTGCAGGCTCTGGTCCTGGATACGGAGGTAGAAGTGGGAGACTAAAACCTAACAAGAGAATCGTTACAGTTTTTCCCGGACTAGATGGCGAAAACGATGATTTGGAAGATAAGCCACCAAAAACCATAGGAGCAGTAAAAGAAGTTAATTTAATGACGGAAGATGTTAGATCGGACTATCCCTTTATGAGACATTTCACTGGAGTAGATCACGAAATATCAGAATTTACAAATGGGTTTTATCGATATGACGTTGAAATAGAAATTGAAGATCCTACCGTAAATTTTTTGGAAAACAAATTATCAGAGTTGGTTGATCTTACAACGACGCTAGAAAAATATTACAATGTCGCATCGTCGCAGAATATTAGTTCTCCAGAGACAATTACAGATGCAGTTTCCTTCGCAGGGCGTTACCAGGCTGGCCGGAGAAGGCACAAACTTAATTATAGCCTTGCCGCACAGAGCTTTATTCCAGAATTTTTAGATGATATTCTTCAGCTATTTTCTGAAGGGACAATATCTGAAGATACTTTGTTGTTTAACCTTGCTAAAGAATCATTAAACAAACCTGATCAAAAGAACAGTGTTACTCAATCCATGGCAGTAAAATACTTTTCTATTTTTGAGTTGTTGACTAGGCGTTATTCTGGAGGAGGATTAGCCGGCTTTTCCCAAGCTGTTACTCTTATAAATGATATTGCTAAAATTATTGATCCTGTTTTTGGTTCTCCAGAGGGAATTGGAGCATTTTTAAGATTAGTCTCTGATTTATCTATAAGTCTCGAGAGGATGCTAAATGCCAAAATAAGTGGCCCTGTAACGAAGGAAGAACCGGATAGTGATTTTGCTGGTGGTTCCCCTCAAAGTCTTAAGATTGATGCGACTAGAACATTTAAAGTGATTAAAGAATTTTCTAATTTTGAAGATGTGTTTGATAGTGACACGCCCAAAAACTTTGGAATGGACTATCTAGCTTCTGACCAGCCGATTAGCGACTTCGAACTTATGAGGCTTAATACCGGAGATTTTAGAGAAAGATCTAATTTGGAATTAAGAAAATATTTTGGCCAAGAGTCAATATTACGTTTGGATAAAGATTATCAAGGAGGTGTTAATTTATTATTAGCTCCTCAAAGATTTACTTATTTTAGTCCAATGTCAGTAATCACCAGGAGAGGAGCAACTTATGATCTTTTATCACATGCCTTAAAACAGAGTAATAGATTTTATGAGCCAGACAGGTATAATCAAATACTAGTCGATGCGTTGAGATATAATGATGGTTTGAGTGTTGACGTTGATCCATACCCTATAGGAAAAAATTTAATTTCTGAAGCGAAAGCTATGCAAAGATTGCGCGGCGGATTGATTGATTTTATGGCAGATAAAAGTTGCACTGTTAGTAGTATGGAATCTTTCAATGTTCATGTTGAAAACGATAAAATTGAAGATCTGTGCGGAAAACAGAGTGTTGTTTTTTCAGATGTAATAAAGTTTACTCCTATACTTGATGCCCTTTCATATATCACACCTATTGCTGGTCATAACAATAAACTATCGCCTCAAGGAGTATATACAAACGATTTGACAAATCCTAATAATGTTTTATTTAAGTTGGCAAGTTATTATTCTCACCCAACTTATAAATTTTCACCATATACACATTTCAATATAAGACATTCTAGGCAAATCGTTTTTGATTTGGATGCATCTGGAGATTTGGAAGACTTGCCAAATCAATACAAAGCGATGATAGCAGTTAGTACACAAAGAAAGATGCCTAAAGAAAATCATGGTTTAGTAATTGATTTAGATCGCGATGTGTTTCAAAAAACTAGTCTTGCCAACGATGATTATTTAAAACAAGATAGTTTGGGATTCTTTTATTTAAATTTTATGAATCTCTGCAGTGCTGAAATGCTGACAGGATATAGAATTGTAGATGGTTCTGAAAAAAATGAAGCACAAATGAATGAGCCGTTTTTTGAAAGAATAGAAACTGAACAATGGGAAAGAATAAATAATTTTCCAACTGATGATCGTGACAACAGAATTCTTTGCAGACTTAAAAGACATAGCAGTCCTAAAATAAATATTCCTGAGATTAAAGGATTTGAATTTCCAATATATAATAAACACTTTCTTATGCAAATTGGTCCGCCACAAAAAGAAATCGCAGCATTGCTTGCATTAGGTCCTGCGCCACAAACTCCGGCTGGAGGCTCTCTTATCGCCGCAGCCGCAAATGCCGCCGCCCGCTCCGCCATAGCCAGCGTTCTGCCCACTGCAGCCGGCAATGTACAAGCAGCGCTGATGGCTGATCAACTTGCCGGCGGCTTGTCGGCTGCAGCTGCAACCCCAGTCGGTTTTACATCGCCTGGTTTATCTCCTGGAACCATGCCTTTTGGATTTCTACCCTCAACTGCTCAAATAGTCCCTGCTTTGAACCCCGCTGTGCAGATGATTGGCGGCATAATCTCGTCCAGTCCTGGAACTACAAACATTCCTCTATCCGCTCGCGCCTATACCGCCGGTCAAACCCCTCTCGTAAGTTCCGCCGCGATGGCAGCCACGGCGCCCATCAACACCACCGCCATATCCAATATAAAATCCACCACAACAAATATGGGCGGTCCATCCGGCCCTGCGATGCCCGGAGGCGAAAATTATTAAGATGAATAATTACAAGAAAGAGAAAAAAAATGTCAAAAGATAATAACGCAAATGATAAAAAATCTATTGTTGAGGATTTTCTTGTAGATGTTGACGGAGAAAATCTTGTCAGCCCTAGAAAAGTTTATGTCTTTGATGATGATACTCGTTATTTAATTAACAAACAAATAGTACCGGCTTATTACCTTAAAGCTACTCGAATGACCAGTATTTATAAAGAATTTGGCATCACTGGCAAAGACGAGTTAGGTTTTTTGACAAACAGGCTTCGTGATGAAACTGAGGATGAACTACGAAGTGCTATTGGAGCAGTGTGGATCAATTTTCCAACACTTATGGCAAATGGTTTAACAAAGGGAAATAAAGATGTTGCACATGCTTATATTGCTTTTCCTGACACAACACATAAAGATGTTCTTTCAACACAAGAGTGGTATACTAATAATCGGAATATGCCAGAAAGAAAAGAAAGAATTGTCATCAAGCCTAGTTTGGCTCCTAGTGGCATGGAAACTATGCAAACAGAAATCGAGGCGTTGGCAAACTTAGCAACTAAAATATTATATAATGAGGATGATTTTGTTTACGACAAAAAAGCATATTACAATGATACTGGAAGAAGACATACAGACTTCACAACTGCTTATTTCAAACCATTCTCTTTTAAAGAGTTGGAAGGCAAGTCATATATGAACAAACCTCTATATTATAAGTGTCAATCTGATTATAATTTTTATATTAAAGCTTATGAAAATTTAGATTGGGACCTAGGTGAGAGAAAAGACGATACTGCTATATTGCCAGACATCAACATGTTCTTAATGGAGGAAGCCTCTCCGGATAAAGTAAACAATACATATACTAACTATCATAAATTTGTGACATTGGCTAACCAACTTCCAAACATGTTCAAAGATGTACTAAACGAAAGTGGGCAAAAAATAGGAGAGAAAAGCAAGGGTCAATATTTCGAAAAATGGTCTAGAATTTATAATACTATGATCGCTGTAAATGGTGGCCTAAACAGACAAGTGTTTACTGATATGAGAAAAAGACATTCTAATGTTTTAGTTTCTTATGAGTTGAACAAGAGACTACTTGATTATCAGCATAAACGTTTTATGTTTCCTATGTTTTTTGAGTTAGATTTTTCTACTGATACCAATACTTCTTTAGCAGATTTATTAGTAGATGCTAAATTAGATGGATCGATTTTAAAGACTATTGTTGAAGGAACAAAAGGAGAATTCGCTCCCGGGAACATGAAAAATAAACTTCAATTTAAGTCGAATAATCCTCCAGATAATGGTGATGCTATTTTTACAGTTGAGAAAAATGCTACTGTAACAGAAACAGTTGCAGGTCGTCAAACACTTGACGAAGAAAAGACGCTCCATAAACGAAGTAGTTTTAAACTTTACGATGATAGTAGCTGGAACTGGATCAATCAATTTTCGAAAAATGGGGCTAAGATTTTTGCCAACTCAAAAGAAGAAAGTTTCTCTGTTCTTGCTCCTCTTGATTCTGAATATTATAATATGCTTCATGAGTCTGAAGATGACAAAGGTGAGAGCAAATTTATAAAAAGTCTTTTAATGACAATTTTTAAGGCTAGGTTCATAAGTTTAGTTAAAAATAAAACAAGAAATTTTAAACAAATTTTGGCTGGCCAGACAGCGAAGTCAGAAACGATTGCTTACAGAATTGAAAAATGGAGATGCAATAACGCTGGAGACCCTGTTGAAGTAATACAAAATTATTATTATTCAAATACAAGAAAACTTGATGTATTAAAGCATGTTGATACTCAATTGAGATATGGTGAAAAATATCATTATAAGGTTTATTCTTGGAGAGTGATTTTTGGGACAGAGTATGAATATAAAATACCTCAAAAATATAAAGACGCTTTGAAAAAAAACCTCGCGCATCATAAAACATATACTGCCAACGAAATATATGAAGCCTTCCTCCTTTTAATGCAAAAGGGAATTATTAACAAGCTTGATGTTGATATCATTTCTAGGCCAAATGTTAAAACAATCGAAGTGCCATATTTTTCTTGTTCAACCAGGTTGATGGATAGTCCTCCAGTACCTCCAAATGTGAATATTATTCCATATAAAAATGTTAATAATAAAATTAAAATTAATTTAAGTAGCAACACGGGAGAAGTTAAACAAGAACCA